CCAGACCTACACAGATCATGACCCTAACCTGCCGCGCCTGGCTGAAGGTATCGAGCGGCTGTCTAAGGCTGACAGAGTCATCGGTCACAATGTGATCGGCTTCGACATGCCCGCCATCAACAAGCTACACCCAGACACCCTACGCTATGAGCAACAGTGGGACACGATGGTCGTAGCTGCACTTATCGAGCCATCACGACGGTCAGTCGCGCTGTCGACCTACGGCGATCAGTTTAACTTTCCAAAAGGCGATCACCACGATTGGTCTGAGTACTCGCATGAGATGCGTACGTACATGGAGCGCGACGTGGAGCTCACATGGGTGCTGTACCGCTACCTACAGAAGGAGCTCAACAAGCTGCTTAAGAACGGTAGCGACTACCGCCCTGCTATTAAGCTTGAACACCAGGTGCAGTACGCCCTAGCGCTCCAAAGCAACCACGGCTTCCGCTTCGACGTACAAGCCGCAGAGCAACTGTCGTGCAAACTAACCGACGACATCGCGAAGCTTGAGCTCACACTTACCAAAGTATTTGAGCCGCAGCTAAAGCCTGAGAAAGGTCGCTGGGACTTCGGCAAACGCTGCTGGGTTACTGACACCACGTTTACGCCAAAAGGCAACAACAGACGACAGGGCTATGTCGCTGGCGCGGAGCTCACAAAGTGCCGCGTCGAAATGTTTAACCCTGGTAGCCGCGAACAGGTAGCCGTACGTCTTAGCCAGCAGTACAAGTGGCGCCCTACTCAGTTCACTGACGACGGTCGACCGAAGCTAGACGAATCTACCCTAGCCGACCTTGACTACCCGGAAGCCGCCCTACTTCGCGACTACTATCGCAAGCAGAAGCAGATGGGCATGTTGTCTGACGGTAAGACAGCGTGGCTCAAAATGCACCGAAATGGACGCATGCACGGCTACGTGCGCAGTTGTGGTTCACGCACACATCGCATGTCGCACTCACGCCCCAATATGGCGCAAGTCGACAAGTCAAAAGCGATGCGCTCGCTGTGGATACCCGACGAAGGCCATGTGCTAGTCGGCTGTGACGCTGACGCCTTAGAGCTACGCATGCTTGCTTGCTACTTATATAAGTGGGACGACGGCGCCTACGCTGAGTCTGTACTCAAAGGCAACAAAGAGACAGGCACTGACCCACACACCATCAACCAAAAAGCCGCAGGACTTTACAGTCGTGACGCGGCAAAGACGCTGTACTACGCACTTATCTATGGTGCGGGTGACGGCAAAATCGGCTCCATCGTCGCAGAGGATTTAGCTGCGGCAGGACAAGTAGCTCCGCCCAGGTCTAAATATGCTGCCCTAGGCCGGGGTGCCCGACTAAACATCGAGTCGGGCGTACTTGGCCTTGGCGAGCTCATCAGAAGCGTTCAGCACCAAGCGGAGGAGGACGGCTACCTTACCCTTCCAGACGGTCGTCGGGCCGCTAGTGCAAGCCGTACGGCACTGAACACGCTACTACAGGGCAGCGGTAGCATTCTGATGAAGCAAGCCTTGGCCCTTTTTATTCACGAGTTGACACCCGCAGAGGGTCTCGTACACGGCGAGCATTTCGCATTGCTCGCCAACGTTCATGACGAACAGCAGATTAGCTCACAGCCTGAGGTCGCTGAGTTAGTTGGGGGGCTGTTCGCCATGTCTATAAACCTAGCCGGCAAACGGTTGGGCTTTCCTGTCCCCTTCGCTGGGGACTACCAAGTCGGCAAATCCTGGGCCGAAACACACTAGGAGATAACAATGAGTATGACAGTCAAAGAGGCTGCCTTTTACAGGGCCGGCCGTGAAGCTCGTTTTAAGCGACAACCGCGCGAGGCTAATCCGTACGGCCGCTACGCCAACCCAGCGTTTCACGCGTTTTGGGATGCTGGCTGGGAGGACGCAGACCAAGAGATGAAAGCCCAGTTGCGTCAGGCAATGGACTACGGAGGACCGGAGAGTGATTGCGCTTATTGATGCAGATATTGTCTGCTATCAGGCCGCGTCGATGGCTGAGGGCAAAGACCCGTTTGACGGTACGCCTCGCAAAGACATCACGTTTGACGATGCCTGGTATCAAGTAATGACAGCGGTCGACGACATACTACTCGGCTGCGGGTGTGAGGCATTTATGATGATCCTCTCACCAGACGACCGATCTAACTTTCGTAAAACCGTCTTCCCCGCTTACAAAGCGAACCGTAACCCTAAGCCAAAGCCGACTCTCTACTGGCCACTGATAGAACGTTGCAGGAATGAACTCGATGGCTTCAGCATAGGCAACATGGAAGGCGACGATGTCATGGGTATTCTGCACACGGAAAACTCTGATACGACAGTCATCGTAAGTTCTGACAAAGACATGCTTACGATACCGGGGCGCGTCTACAATCCGCGTCACGGTGAGATTGTCGAAGTTAGTCTTAATGAAGCTAACTACAACTGGCTGACGCAAACGCTGACAGGCGACTCTACAGACGGCTACGGTGGCTGTCCGCGTGTCGGTAAGGTAAAGGCAGCCAAAGCGCTGATACCTCCCGACGATACGCACCCTGAGTTCTACCTACGCCGCAACTGGCAGATCGTCATCGATCTATATCGCAACTTCTACTCTGACCCTGACGAGGCAGAGGACAACGCGCTGTGCCAGGCACGACTAGCGCGCATCTTACGCTGTGAGGACTACGACCCCGATGACGGTCTTATCCGCCTCTGGCATCCAACAGTACCCACTTACCTACCAGCAGAGCAGCTTTGACTGAAACGTTGACGGTATGAACAACGTCGTAACGCGTTGTTTGGCCCGTGTACGTCTGCGAGTTACGAAAACGCACTGCGGGTCTCTATAGGAGGAGACATGTCGATAGACGACGTTACACCCCAGGAATGGGATTCTTTGCGTACGCAAATCAACAAACCACAACATTATCAATCTAGGTCAGGCCTGGAGTGCATCGACGTAATCGAGGCGCAACTGTCTGACGAAGAGTTTGTAGGCTACCTGCGCGGCAACGCGATTAAGTATCAGTGGCGGATGATGAAAAAGCATGACCGCCCTCTTCGCGATGCCGGCAAGTTGCAGTTCTACGTCAACAGATTGTTGGAGGTGCTAGGTGCCACATGACGCACCACAGCCTTGCAAAAGCCCCGGTTGCACTGAGCTCGTGAGAGATAGGCGCGCCCGAGGCTACTGCGTGAGGCACGTGCGTGAGACTCGTGCGTTAAGGACACGTAAGACGACCGATCGTCGCAGGAGAATGACCGATGAAGAACGTGAAAGAGATGCTTGGTACAGCAGTCGCGACTGGCGTAACTTACGCCGTGCTTATATTAGTCGTAATCCTCTCTGTGAGTTTTGTTTTGCTAGAGGCATTACTAAAGCTGCTGATGTCGTCGATCATGTGGTTGAACGAAAAGACGACGATTCTCGCAGAGTGGATAGTTCAAATTTGCAGTCGCTTTGTCACCGCTGCCACAACCTCAAAACTTTGGCAGAGCGTGATATACGTAGAGGACTTTTTAGCCGACCTGGGTCGTCGACTGAAGAAGAAAATCTAGTGTAGATACTTTTCCAGTGTAGATGGTTTTCCAGTGTAGATGGTTTTCCATGTAGATAGAGATCCATAGAAAGGTAGAAAATGCGGTTTTGAGGCGCCCCGGCGCGGCCGCGCGATGGCGCGACGATGGGCACGGCGCGACGCGATCGGACGACCGCGCGCGACGACGTCGCCGGGCAAAGTCGGGAATTTTCGGGCATCAATTACGCATGCGGACTACTCCGGGCGCGAAAAAACGCGCTAAAAACAGCGAAAAATTAATTGTGTGAATTTGTCACATTTTTAATTAATCGAACGGTATAGGCTGATTTAGTTCGAATTGTCGACCAATCGCGACGCCCACGTCTCGCGCACTTTGAGCGCGGAAATGTGGCCAATCGCGCGTTGTGTCGAAAAACGCCGGTATAAAATTGTCATAAAAACACGGGCAATCGCCGCCACTCATGAGCTCAAAAAATTCAAATGCGTCATTAATAAACGGCGCGAGCTCAATAATTACGAATTCACGCCACCCGCCACGCTTCTCGTGCGCGACAACATCGCGGACCCATTGCGGCACCTCGTTAGAACCCGCGATTTTGTCGGGCTCGCCTAGGCATTCAGAAACACCCATCGCCGTTTCAGCGATGTTTATGTGCGCGTTAAAGGATAGAGCTTTTTCCATGGTTTCCCCTCGGTAACTCTTCGGGCGCGCTACAGGCGCGCACTGCATGGCGTACCAATCGCCATAGACGCGAAAACCCGGAGTTAACCGGGTTGCGTTTCGTCATGGGGATCTAACGGTCGTCAAAGCCGGTCGATAAAATGCGCTCGATGGTCGCGCGGCTTTTACCGGTCCAGCGCACTAGGTCATCAATTAGCGCGCTAGTGGTCCCGTAAATAATGCGAATTTGGTCGTCGGTAAGGTTTAGCTTTAAGTCGCTCATTTGATTAAATCTCCCATGGT